AATAGGAAAATTAATGCAGAAACCAATTGAAGTGGGAATCGATGGGTTAGATGCTATTAATGCTATCAAACCGTTTATACCAGATAATAACGAAGATTTGTTTTCGAAAATTAAAAAATTGGGCGACGATATTGGAAACTCAGTTGATGCACGACCGGTTATACACGACTGGCTACAAGACAATGGATATCCTTCTTCTTTTAAAAGTGAAACAGATCCGGAACAAGAACCTCAGCCAGAGCTACCACCGGCGCCTGCACCGGAACCTGCAGAACCAACTCCGACTCCCACTGCACCACCACCTCAACCAAAGGCATCACCACCCCAACCAAAGGCACCACCTCAGCCTGGAGTGTTACCACAGCCTATGCCATTACCCGGCAAACCATTAGCTGAACTAGCGGCATTAAAGCGGTTAGCAGGACTTTAACAATTTGGGCAGATTGATGCCCAAATTTGTTGACTTTCTTTATATATTATTATATACTGCCTTACGTATGTACTAAATACATATGTTACATTCTAATTTCTGAATGTATCTAAGCAAACTTAAAGACCATCTTAATTTATAAAGGAAACACATCATGGCAACTACTCTAGCAGAAATCCGCGCAAAATTGCAAGCAGCCGAGAACCGTGGCTCAACTGGTTCACAATCAAATGGCGAATCGCCCATTTATCCGCACTGGAATATCCAAGAAGGTACTAGTGCAAAAATCCGTTTCTTACCCGACGCAGACCCAAAAAATTCATACTTCTGGGTTCAACGTGAAATGATCAAATTATCATTTGTTGGCGTTAAAGGCCAACCAGATAGCCGTCCTGTACAAGTGCAAGTTCCATGTATGGAAATGTACGGTAAAGATGTACCGTGCCCTATCTTGGCAGAAGTCCGTCCTTGGTTTAAAGACCCAGCATTGGAAGAAATGGGTCGTAAATACTGGAAGAAAAAATCTTATTTGTTCCAGGGTTTTGTGCGTGAGAATCCATTGAGCGATGAAAAGATTCCAGAGAATCCAATACGTCGTTTCATTATCAGTCCTCAGATTTTTAACTTAATCAAGAGTGCAATAATGGATCCCGATCTTGAAAACATGCCTACAGACTATATGTCTGGACTGGACTTTACAGTTACTAAGACTACCAAGGGTGGTTACAGTGACTACAACACCAGTAAGTGGGCTCGTAAAGAAAGCGCATTGACTAATACTGAACAAGATGCAATTGAAAAATTTGGATTGTTTAATCTATCTGAATTTATGCCTAAGAAGCCGGGCGAAGTTGAACTCAAGGTAATGAAGGAAATGTTTGAAGCCAGTGTTAATGGCGAAGAATATGATCCAGAGCGTTGGGGACAATATTTTAAGCCCAGCGGCATGAACTTTGGTGATGCCGCACCAGCAGCTAAATCGGCAGCTAAACCAGCAGCAGCAGCACCAGCACCAGCAGAATCTACTCCTTGGGAAGATGATGTATCAGCAGCTGAGAAATCTTTTACACCAGCAGAGCCTACTCCAACAGCACCTGTTGCAGCACCGGCTACTTCAAGCCAACGTGCAGAAGATATCCTAGCAATGATTCGTAATCGTCAGAAGTAAAAAAACACGGCTTGGGCCTCTGCGGGTTGATCTCCGTACGCCCGGGTTATCTATTAGGAGTAAAAGTATGGCAAAACCATTTGACGTAAGTAAATTTAGAAAAACAATTACCAAAGCAATTGACGGAATTGGCTTTGGATTTAATGATCCCACAGACTGGATCAGTACAAACAACTATGCATTGAACTACCTTATCTCGGGTGAGTTTAATAAAGGAATTCCTTTAGGCAAAGTAACAGTATTTGCCGGAGAGTCCGGCGCAGGTAAGAGCTTCATCTGTAGCGGTAATCTAGTTAAAAATGCACAATCACAAGGCATCTATGTTATCTTAATTGATACAGAAAATGCATTAGATGAAAAATGGCTACATGATCTTGGAGTAGATACTACCGAAAGTAAGTTACTTAAACTTAACATGGCCATGATTGACGATGTAGCCAGAATGATCAGTGAGTTTGTTAAAGAATATAAATCAATCCCAGAAGGCGATCGTCCCAAGGTATTGTTTGTATTAGACAGTCTCGGCATGATGTTAACACCAACAGATGTTAACCAATTTGAGGCAGGTGACATGAAAGGTGATATGGGTCGAAAGCCTAAAGCACTTACAAGTCTTGTTCGTAATTGTGTTAACATGTTTGGTAACTTAAACCTAGGGTTGGTATGTACTAATCATACATACGCAAGCCAAGACATGTTTGACCCAGATGATAAAATCAGTGGCGGACAAGGATTCATCTATGCAAGTAGTATTGTAGTTGCTATGAAGAAACTCAAACTCAAAGAAGATGAAGATGGCAATAAGATATCAGAAGTAAAAGGTATCCGTGCCGCGTGTAAGATTATGAAAACACGTTATGCCAAGCCCTTTGAAAGTGTACAAGTTAAGATTCCATATGAAACAGGTATGAATCCTTACAGTGGACTAACTGATTTGATTGAAGCACGTAATATGCTCAAGAAAGAAGGTAATAGTTTAGTGTACACTACAGCAGACGGAGAGATCATTAAGAAGTTCCGTAAGGCGTGGGAACGCAACGACGAAGAATGTTTGGACAAAGTGATGGCAGATATTGAGGCCAATCCTAACATTGCACAGAATAAAGATGTTACAATAGCTGACGAGGAGTTAATATGAGTATCGAAATTGACACACTATCCGAAGTTTACACAATCCTTAAACAATATATTCCAGTTAAGGATCGTCAAGAAGCAGCCGATAACCTAATGGGGTTGCTAGTTGATATGCTTGACGATCTTGAACTCAAAGAATTGAGTGGAGTGGATTCTGTATTGAGCAGGGCATATAAAGAATATGCCGGCGAATCCGACGAAGAAGAGATTGATCTAGGCTACGAAGATTAACAATGTGGTATAATCGAGTTGTCAATTCTCTTAATGCAATACCCGATTTTATTGACTACTACGAAAACGAATTAAATTCGGCACGTACCGAATGCCGAATTTCGGGTATTGTAGAAAAAAACATTGCAGCTCTGCCGGGTATAACAGAACATAGATTTAATCAGCTTCAAGAAATTGAAGCTGTATTAAACTTTCTCAACATACAGCTAAAGAAAATTAGACGTAAGCACTTCCAAAAATATTTGGAAGGATATGCCCGTGCATTAACTAGTCGTGATGCAGAAAAATATGTTGACGGAGAAGATGAAGTAATTGACTACGAAACAATTATTAACTCTGTGGCACTAGTACGTAATAAGTACTTAGGTATACTTAAAGGTCTTGAAACCAAAGCATTCCAATTGAGTAACATAACTCGATTGAGAGTTGCTGGGATGGAAGACATATCTGTATAACCTATCGTGAATGACATACAATTTAGAGCACAAACTTTACTAGAACAATGGCATATATATAGAAATAGCGGAAGCTGTGTAGATCTATTGGATATACAGCAGGCTAAAGACTATATGGATAAAATGTCTGAAGTTCTCACGGCTCAAATGTATTGTTCACTTACAGATATTGATTTAAGTGACCAATGCGATCGCTTTGAATTTGAACTATTTAAGTTTAAAAATAAGTTATTTAAAGATTTGATATCCGGATTACAAGTATCGATCGATAAATAACAAATATGCGTGATCTAATTAACCTCCTTACAGAAAGTCGCGGTCTTGGTGCTAGAAGGTCCGGTGAAATATTTGCCGATCCCGAAGGCAATCAGATACGATTTGTTAGTATTAACTTCTACCCAGATGGTGGCGGCAATTACGAAACTGAAGAAGAAACCCAGTTAGCAATTAATGCTGTACTAGATCAATTAGATGCAGATCCTACCCCTACTAATTGGTTTAGAAAAGGTCAGACACGAGCATTTGGCGTTGCTCAATTCATTGGTGATGATGGGCCAATGACATTTATTAAATACTTTAAATCTGTACAGTCTGATCCAACCCAAAATGATTGGGACAATCAAACTGGTATACCTGGTTATAGATATGCAAGTAAAGCCGCTGTTAAAACACAATCGCATGCCACACCTCAAGACATACTAACCGAGCTTGAAGACCTAACACCAATGGATATTGTAGAGCAAATATCTGCAAAGTTTCCTAACAGTATATTAGTAGCAGTTGCCCAACACTTGGCTATTGGCGGCGAACTACCGTACACTTTTCCTGCTCCAACAGAAATGGATTTAGCTACATTCCAGGACTATTTCTGTGAGTTATTGCAGCCAATAGCATTACAGTCTGGGCAATACGAAGGCGAAGCTAAAATGGCCGAAGAAGCATTCCTAGGCGGCGTTGGCTATGCAGGAACATTAATTAGTTTTGGCAATACTAAAACCGAAGGACTTAGTGATAGTATATTAGTCGCCGAGGATGGCAGAACTATGAAAGTTAGTACAAAAGGTGGCAAGGGCGCCGCTGCTAGTACAAAAAATATTCTTGATGCTTACAATCAATTGGTTAAAACCAAAGAAGGTAAAAAGATACTAAAACAGGTCGACGATGCAATTAGCATCATTAATACAGTAAGTGAAGCTGGACAAGCAGAAGCGCCATTGTTATTGGGTGTTGAGTACGGTATAATAGATGAAAAAGATGCTGACTTTATTCGTACAATGAAGGCATATCCTATATTGGACTTAAACGATTTTATTACATCAAAAGATGTATCTAAAACATTAATAAAACTAGCTACTGAGCGCGGAACAAAGACGCCCGAATCTACTAACTTATTCTTTCACTTAACTGCGGCAGTTGCACATAAAGTTGCAGACTATGTTAACGAGAGCACCAATTTTAAACATGATGCAGCATTGATATTAAATCACAGCGCATTGGTGCAAGTTTATTCAAAAGTAACTTTCCAAGGTAAGCAATGGACATTACATAAGTTTACTAGTAAGTGGCCAGGCAGTGCAATTAGTGAAATTGAATTCGATGCTGGTAAGAATTACTATAGTACTGGAATCAAAGGCAATTTTACATTTGTTGTTGACCCTACTAAGAAAAGTAAAGGCAAGGATGCCCAAGGCATACCAGCAGCCAAACCAAAAGCAGCCGGAGCAAGTATGTCAGCAGACAAAACTAGTCATCTTCGAAAAGATAGACCGCCATCCGAAAAACAAAAAAGTGTCGGAAGAGAAAAACGATAAAAAACGGTGCTTAGACACCGTTTTTCTTGATCTAATAGTGCATCTATGTTACAATTAGTCTTATTAACTACTTTTGGGTACTATGTCTAAACTTTCTTATATGGGCCGTCCCTGGGCTGTGTTTGATGCATCAAATCGCGAGCATCGAAGATGGTTTGCCAATTTTCAACATTCTGGCACTTGGGGTACATGTCCAGTTCGATTTGTAATTGCAGATGATCATGGAGATTTGGTTACTATGATTCAACGTAGATTAATTGATTTTTATGTAACTAAAGAGTTTGCCAAAGAAATATCTAAAAGTCGCAGTCGTGTTAAAATCGCTTGATTTGTCAATGATATTGTGTTACAATCGTTAATCCAACAAAGGAATCTATTATGTTTGAGTCAATTGAAATTCGAAAAGCCGCAAATGGTTTTATCTTAGTAGTTACAAAAGAAGATGAAACTAAAGAATATGTATATGACACAAGTCGAAAAGCTCTTCGTGTTATTAAAGAATATTTAGAACAAACTTCTAATTCTAAATCTGACGCATAACGCCTATGATACGTACAGTTTTTTTAGTCACTAGTGCTATCAATACAAAATTTGGTGTGTACTCAAAAGAAGAACGGTTGAAACAAACATTAGATACTATTGCTAGTGTAAAAAAGTTTGTGCCAGACGCACGTATTTTTCTACTAGAAATGGCGGGTATACCGTTAAGTGAGAATCAGCTATCTGCCTTGAGCTCTGAAGTAGAAAGTGTGTTAGACTTTACTGTCGATCCCGATGTGGTCGGCCTATACAACAGCACCGACAATTGGGATGTTGTTAAAAACGTCACAGAAGTCATGTGCTTTAATAAAGCATTAAAGCGTTTGCATGTCGATTTAAATAAATTTGAAAATGTAGATCGCATTTTTAAATTAAGCGGGCGCTATCTACTTAACGATCAATTTGATTTGTCATATTATGACAACTATAAAGTACAAAATCAAATTGTAGTTGGTGTAAGTAGAGATAGTCAATTTCCATATTCACTTACTCTGATTAAAAGGCAATATATGAGTCGCCTTTGGTCTTGGCCTATTAGTTTAACCAATGAAATCATTAGGGTATATGACCAAAGTTTAGTGTACATGGGCGAACGTTTAGCAAACCAAGGATATGCCGATATAGAGCATGTATTATATAAATTCTTAGACTCGGATAAGTTACTAGAAAAACAAGTACTAGGCGTCCAGGGTAATATATCTCCTAATGGAATTGCAGTAAGAGACTAGTTGTGAAGATCCTAATAATCAGACAAGGTGCGCTTGGTGATGTTATAATGGCCACAGGAATTGTTCGTGCTGTATACGAAAAATATAATGCACCAACGATTGATGTGGCTACTGACTATTCTGATGTATTCTTGAATAACATCTATGTCAATCGTGTTGGGCAATTAAACACACTGACAGAAAATAATTATGATTTAACTATCAATTTGGATATGGCATATGAAATGTCTCCTGCCATACATGCCATTAATGCATATGCATTACGTGCCGATTTAAATTATAACGAAACTGATTTGCATACTGAATTGTTTGTACAAAAAGAATCATACGATTCTTTGTCCCAATACAATCTGCCTGAAAAATTCATTGTACTACATCAACGATATCATTATTGGTCTAATAGAAATTTGCCTGGTGAGTTTTATATTGACCTTGCTAGTAAAATTATAGGTGTTACTGGGCACCCAGTGGTGCAAATAGGTGGCGAATTTGATCATAAGTTTGGTACAATTGATGGATTGTTATACGACCTAACTAACAAGCTGTCTTTACACGAAACTGCTGCACTTATTGAAAAAGCAAAAGCCTTTGTTGGCATTGATGCAGGTCCTATGCACATTGCATCTGCAACCAATACCCCTGTTGTTGGACTATTTACTAGTGTTAAAGCAGAATATAGAGAACCAAAAAATCGTACAGTTCCGCACATTAACATTGCCAGCAATATTGAATGCTATGGATGTGTAGATGCCTTGCCAGCACCAGTTACAGAATACCATTGCGGTCGTGGTGATGACGAATGCACTCGTCGTTTCTCTTCTGATTTTATAATTGAAAGATTAAAAACTTTATTATGTTGACATACAAACACTCGGGCACCACCGGTGACTTAATTTACAGCCTTTATCTTGTTAGAAAAATGGGCGGCGGCCACTACAAGGTGGCTATTGAAAATATTGAAAACTGTGTATCCAAATATGGTTACATACGTGGTGATGTGGATCCAGCACATCGAGGCAGATTTACCACTCAAGACTTTGAATGGTTAAAACCTCTACTAGAGCGACAACCTTACATCAATGAGGTGTCAACTTGGCGTCAGGGCGACTCGGAACCTGACATAGACCTAGACCAATTCCGTGGAGTACTCTATCGCAGCTTTGAAGGCAACATACTAGAAGCCTATCATAAAACTTTTAATATTCCTTTTAGCAAAAGTGATTATAATAATCCATGGTTAGAAGCAGATGCAATTAAAGAAGCACCAGTGGTAATAACAAGAAGTTCTCGCTATTTGCCTCCTAACGGAGAAGCAGCCTGGCGCGAATTGGTCAAACAAATTGATCTAACTGCTGTAGCCGTGTTTGTTGGTACTCCCACCGAGCACAAAACCTTTGTAGATATGTTTAATGTAGCTGTACCCTATAGGCCGGTTAAGGATTTCTTAGAGCTAGCCAGTGTTATCAATGGCGCTGATTTATTTGTAGGTAATCAAGGATTTGCCTATAGTCTGGCAACAGGCCTAGGAAAAACTACTTCTTTAGAAATCAATAAAGTAGTACCAAATTACATGAACGAATGCTATTTCCCTCGCCCAGCCGCACAATATTTTTAATTTTATGACCACCCAACTACACTTAACAGCACAACAAATACGCGACCTTGATATCAAAGAGGTATTTGCAGGACAAGCCATGGCGCAACATCGACAGGATGTCTTTGTTTTATCCGAACTTGGATTTAAAAAGAATGGATACTTTGTTGAATTTGGAGCAACCAATGGCAAGGATATTAGCAACTCTTGGGTATTGGAAAATGTATTCGGATGGACAGGTATATTGGCCGAGCCTGGAAAGAATTGGCATGAAGATTTATTTAAAAATCGTAAATGTCATATTGAGACTAAATGCGTTTGGAAAGAAACCGGCCCAATTCTTACTTTTAATGAAACGCTAGTACCTGACCTATCTTGCATTGATAAATTCAGTGGGCATGACATGTGGGCACATTCTAGAGAGAATGGCAAATTGTATGAAGTTGAAACTATATCGTTAAACGATATGCTAGCCAAATACAATGCACCCAATGAAATTGATTATTTGTCAATTGATACAGAAGGCAGTGAGTTTGATATACTAAACACCTTTGATTTTGATAGATATAAGTTTAAAGTAATCACATGTGAACACAATTTTACCCCGATGCGAAATACTATATTTCAATTGCTAACATCAAAGGGTTACATTAGAAAATACACAGAGATTTCTAATGTTGATGATTGGTATGTGTTACCGCCACAATGACTCTAAATTATCTATAGTTATAGCATATTCATTTGATATTTCATCTTCGTGCAAATATCTATGTTGAGGATATAACCAAGTCTTTTCCCATTCCATTTTATCTCCGGGTACAAATACATCCGGGGATTTTTTCATTTGTTCAACACTTGGAAAATTAATAATAATATTTGATTTTAGCCCTATAGCAGTTGCCAGATGCATTAAACCAGAATGCATTCCAAAGTAGTATTTACAATTAGCCAATAGACTAATAGTTTGCTCTAATCCAATACCTGTCTTTACTATAGTATTATTGAATCCAAAAGATTTAGAACCTATTTCAATAAAATTAAAGTAATCTTTATTTTTAGAAATAAATTCTTGTACAGTGACTCTATGTTCTGGATACAGTTGCCTGGGTCTTGGATGCAACTCGGTTTGCATAGACACTCCCGCACCAACATCAAAACTAAAAGCAATATTATTTTTAACTGGTTTATATTCAATTAAATCAAGCATTGCTTTAGGTTCGTCTAAAGAATCTAATCCTGAGGCTATACGTACACGATTAAAAAGGTGTGGGCGATGATTTCCAAAATCACGATCTACTAGTAAATGAATTCCTAATCCTTGTCCAATGGGAGTTTCTAAAGTGGGAATACTACTATACTTTTTCAATATAGAAAAATGCGGGCTTGGAGACCAAATTGGTTTATTGGTGTTAAAACACGATATGCAATCACCCAATCCGTGACTTGGGTTGTATACAAAAAAATCAGAAGTGTCAGACATTATTTTTATAAAATATTTATAGACATTAAATACTACTATAAAATTAACTTGCTATTCAAATTGAAATATGCAATAATACATAATGACAAACAAAACATTTAACCCTGACCGTTTGGTTGGACACGAGACACACAAAAGTTATCAATATCTGATAGAATCTGGATTTATGCAAAAATATTTCAGTGGTGATAATATCATTGAGGTAGGGTATGCAGGGCGAGGCGGATGTGTGCCTATTACAGAAAACGCCATTGGTATTGATAACGATTACCCTGGCTATGATGGTTTGCATTTACCGTTCCCTAATCAAAGTCAAGACACAGTTTATTCTAGTCATTGCCTAGAACATATACCCGATTCACGTGCAGCATTGGCAGACTGGTTTCGTGTAATAAAACAAGGCGGGCACTTGATTATTGCAGTACCGCACCAACAATTGTACGAAAAGAAAATGGCCTTGCCCAGTACCTATGCTCCGTATGACCATGTTAAATTCTACATGCCTGGAATTCTATTAAAAGAAATCGAAGAAGCATTACCATTTGGTGAATGGCGACTGCGCGGTATTTACGATAACGATATGGGGTTTGATTACTCATTGACAGCATACCAACATAGCGTTGGTTGTTATGAAATAGTTGCAATTGTTCAGCGCATACATAAGTATCCGTATATTGATCAAATGTTAAATAGGTATTAAAAATAAAATGAGATTTCACATATTAGGTTTACCACATACGGTTACAAGCAAAGAGTATAATGCCTGCGCATATACACAAAAAGTAGTTAAATTTGGTAAGATGATGAAGGCCCGTGGTCACACCATTATACATTACGGTCATGAAGATAGCGATTTAGTTTGCGACGAACATGTAACTGTACTCACCAACCAGGATTTAGAAATAGCATATGGAAATTATGACTGGCGAAAGAACTTTTTTAAATTTGACGTAAAAGATCACGCCTATCAAGCATTCTATGCTAATGCTATTATGGAAGTAGGAAGAAGAAAACAAAAGAATGACTTTATATTACCTTTTTGGGGCAGCGGGGTAAGACCAATTTGCGATGCCCATCCAGATCTTATAACAGTAGAGCCGGGTATAGGTTACGCAGGTGGTCATTGGGCCAGATTTAAGATTTTTGAAAGCTATGCAATTTATCACGCATACTATGGTTTACCAGCAGTGGGGCATTGTAAACAGGATTGGTACGATGTTGTTATTCCTAATTATTTCGATGTTGCAGATTTTGATTATAAGCCCGAAGAAAAAGAAGATTACTTTTTATATGTCGGTAGGGTCTACGATGGCAAGGGTGTTAATATTGCTATACAAGCAACTGAAGCAATTGGTGCCCGTTTAAAAATTGCAGGTCAGGGTAATTTATATGAAATGGGATTTACAAGTATTCCGGACCATGTGGATTTTGTAGGTTATGCAGACGTTGAGGCAAGAAGAAAACTCATGAGCCGTGCCAAGGCTGCATTTGTTCCTAGTATGTATGTTGAACCATTCGGCGGCGTGCAAATTGAAATGTTAATGAGCGGTACTCCTACTATATCAACTGATTGGGGTAGTTTTGCCGAAAATAACTTACATGGTGTAACTGGATATCGTTGCAGAACATTTGAACAATTTGTCTGGGCTGCTAAAAATATTGATAATATTAGCACCGAGGCTTGCCGTAATTGGGCAGTGGACAATTTTAGTTTAGATAAAGTTGCAGTTATGTACGAGGAATATTTTCAATCTGTATTGAACATTTATAATGGCAAGGGCTGGTATGAAACCAATCCAAACCGAGTTGATTTAAGTTATAACGGTAAAGTCTTTCCAAAATAAAGTGTTGTAAATTTACAACAAAAAACTAGTTGACAACATATCAATAATCCAGTAAAATACGGGCTGTAATAAACTTTGGACTCAGTATGAAAGTTATTCAAGAAACAACAGCCTGGAAAGATTCGTCTATTCCTAATCACGTGTATTATGTTGATGACTCTATGAGTAAAATGGTTTCCTACATTCCAGTAGGAACCAATGATAAAATTACATTCAAAAAACCAATTGCCTTTGATCGCCGAGGCCGTAGTTTCACTGTATTGAAAACAGTTAAAACAGAAGACTCAATACAAGTAAACGGCAGCAAAGGCGCAGTATATACTCTAACCCGTAATGATGGTAAATGGGCCTGTTCATGTCCTGGGTTTAGTTTTAGAGGGGCATGCAAGCATACAGCATCTGCTCCTGCTTCTTAAATACAGTTACTATGACAAAATGTTTTACTTGCAATCAAGAAATTAATCCCAATTGTGAATTTAATCAAGGGCGCTGTCCGCATGCTACACCATTAATTAATATTCAGCCCAAGGATACCAGTCAAGGTCATTTCTATGTTAGTGTTGTAAAGAGTGCGGTGCGTATTGCCGCAGGCTCTGCACTTATTATGGGATCACTAGCCGTTTGCGGGTGGTTACTTATATTAGCAGAAATACTAGGAGTGGTAGAGGAGATAGTATGATTATACGCGAACACATTATTCGAAATATGTGCATGACTTACAGGCACGACTACGAACTAGATCGACATCCCGACAATGCTGCCTTTGTAGCAGGAATGACAGGATCGGAACGTAAAGCATTATGGGACAAAATGGCCCAAATCTTTGATAATAACATATGGCCGCATATGGATTTTAGGAACGAGGACGACTGGAAATAGGCATTTTGTTGTAAAAAAACAACAAAAAACGGTTGACAACATCCCAAATTGGCACTATAATTAGTGTTTTAGCAGCAGGACTTCGTTGTAATACTGCTAGAAAATGTGGTTTTTATACAACAAAAAAACAGTTGACAAGTTAGCCGTTTCTATGTATAATACTTACTTACACACACAAAACAGGAGTTTTAATGTCAACAGCAACTATTCGTATCACGTCCGGAACCTATCGTGCTAAGAAAGTAAACGGCATGTCGTTTGCACTAGTTGAGCAATATCGCAGTACACCTAAAGGTGGCTATGTTACTGTTAAGAATGATGGAAACTTTCCCGGTTTCCCTGAAGAAATTCGTGTCAAAGTCAACGGACCTACTGACTACGAATTTGTCTCTGGCACTGAACTTGCTCAAGTTGAGCCAGAAGTTGTTAGCACCAAAACCGACGAAGAACGCATAGAAGAAATTGCAGAGCGTTTTGAAATCCTGACAGATATGACTAAGGCTGCAATCAGCGGCGACATCCGTGCTATGATTGTATCGGGCCCGCCCGGTGTTGGCAAGAGCTATAGCGTTGAGCAAGAAGTTGAAAAAGCATGTCTACTAGATCAGATCAGCGGCAAGCGTCTTCGTGCAGAAGTCGTTAAAGGTTCTGCTACTCCTATCGGACTGTATCAAACTCTTTACAAGTATAGCGATGCCAATTGCATGGTTGTATTTGACGATTGCGATAGCATTCTGCTTGACGACGTTGCCTTGAACTTGCTAAAGGGTGCTCTTGACTCTGGCAAGAAACGTAAAATTTCTTGGCTCAGCGAGTCGAGCACTTTACGTCGTGAAGGCATCCCAGATCAATTCGAGTTCAAAGGTAGCGTAATCTTTATTACCAATTTGAAGTTCGACAAGATGAAATCGCAGAAACTGCGGGATCACTTGGATGCATTGCAATCACGTTGCCATTACTTGGATCTAACACTAGATACCATGCGTGACAAAGTATTGCGTATCAAACAGATTGCTCGTACCGGTGATTTGTTTGATGGCTACGATTTCGATCAATGCGCTCAAGATGAGATTGTTGACTTCATGGATGAGAACAAGATGAAACTGCGCGAGATGAGCTTGCGTATGGCAACTAAAATTGCCGACTTGCGTAAGAGCTTTCCTTTGCGTTGGAAGTCGCTAGCACAGACTACGTGTATGAAGCCAGCGGCATAAGTTAACCCCCCGCAGTGTGCGTAAGGGCAATGTCAATAAGTCCCTTCCGATAAATTTTAAAAGGAGTTAGATATGTTTCAAGTGTGGGATGGTGATTTGTTTTTGTTCACTTGCGAAGCCGACGAAGTTGACGCATACAAGTCTGAAGGTTTTTCTGTTAAACGTAACGTAAAGGATTAAAAATGAAATCAACTAAAGTTTCCAGCAGCGGCGGCATTATCACATATAACTATGACAAGGATGGAAAGTATCTTGGTCTGATCCATACTGCTAAGAATGGATTATATTCGGGCAAGTTGGCAGTTCAGGAATCCAGGAACAAGAAAAATAAATGATCACACTAACAGGACTAACTGCTAAACAGCGTACCTTATGTGATATCATGTGGGAGCTCGAAGCGCATGATGCAGTTGAGGCATTTATTGCTACCTTGCCTAAAAAAGATCAGCGCGAGTGCCGAACTCTGATTGATTTAATGGTAATGGCTTTTGCTGATGAAATTGCAGGAGTCGATGAAGCAAAAGATACGTTGAAACAATTTAGACTAGGAGCATAATATGAAAGAAGGACTCATGGCACTAGGTGCAATCGTGGCAGGGATCGCTACACTGGTATTCCTATCCTTTGTCCTAAGTTGGCCAGTAATGATGCTGTGGAATGGATGCTTGGTGGGTGCTATCGACGGTGTTAAAGAAGTCACATGGCTACAGGCTTGGGGTATCCAGTTCCTATTTGGCGTCCTGTTCAAAGCCACCCCAATCACTAAGAAGGATTAATATGACTAAGCCCTTTAGTACCTGGTTGCAAGATTTGTGGCGTGAAAACTGCGACGAGCACGATGGTTGGGGGCAACCTCGTCTAACCCTACAGGAGTATTTTGGCAAATATAAGTGGTGGTTACGGCGAGAATATCGCTATCAACAAAGCGTCAAAACCCAGTAAAAAGAAGGAAAAGTGTGGCAAAAATACCACATTTTTCCTGCAATTTTCTGCAATTTTTTGGTTGACAAACGGGCAAAACCGCTGTATAATACATACTTAAACAGCAAAAAGGAGTCGTTATGCAAGTCCGTGAAACTGAAACTAAACGTGCAGGTTTTTATGCTTGGGGCGCCGCCCGCGATGCAGCTATCAAAAGCTATGCAGCCAGCACTACCTATTCTGATGCGCAGAAGCTAAAGGCAGAACGAGTTAAATTAGGACTCGAACTTTGCTATCACAGTCGCGCTATTCACATCAACTTCCGTAAAAAGTGGATCACGGTTCACATCGAAGAACCTCAAGTGCGCGATGTACGTAATCTTGCTCTGCTGGAAGCAGACTACGAACTGCAAGGAATTTCTAAATCTGTTAACAAAGATGGCGACATTTCTTACAGAATTATGCGAGCATAAAACGGTTGACAGCTAGCTCGAAATACGTTATAATATACACTTACACACACTGGAGCACACGATGAAAGTTTCCGCACTCACAGCCTATGTAGATCAGAAGAATCGTTGGAACGCCATCTTCAAAGGCGAGCAGTTTGAATTCCAAAGTACTAAAGGTCGCCAACGCATCGCTGATGCACTAGACGCAGACCTAAGCCCCGAGAACTTGAGCTGCGACGGCGAACTGCCCCGTGCAGAAATTCAACGTCGTTACAAGTCTCTGCGTGAAGCGGCTGTGCAGTTGACAGCATTGGATCCACAGGTTAAGATGTGCGAATTCTACACTGGAGAATAATATGGGAACACGTTCACGCATTGGAGTCATGCACGGTGACAAGGTCAAAAGCGTTTATTGCCACTGGGATGGCTATCTCGCACACAACGGAGCAATCCTCCAAGAGCATTACGATAGTGCCCGAGCCAACAACCTCGTAGCATTAGGCGACATGAGTTCGTTGGGCCGGGTAATTGGTGAAGCACATCCGTTCAGCCCACACACTAGCGAATTAGACAAGTTGGCATACGAAGCAGCC